ATACAATATAGTCTGAATGAATAGGGTAGGAGTCTTTTGAAGCTTTGTAAATACCTATCGCTATTCCTATTAATGAAAATATAATTATTGTTATCATAGTTTATTTTTTTTGAATAAATTCAACATTATCATCTCCAAATAGATGTCCCATTAAATTTAAAATTCTTCTTGTTTCAAATATATCTGATGACGGGTAAAAATAATAATCTGACATATCATTAGATTTATTATAAATCATCAATCCATCATCATGGCAGCAGCCGTCAGCACATACTGGAACATTTTTAACCTCTATTACTTCTATCATAACTTAATTTTAATAAATGTTTATTTTTTTGTGGCAAGTACAGGATTCGAACCTGTATGCAGTGAGCTTATCTATGTTACCCTGCTCGACACTACTCCGAACACCTTAAAATACAAAGGCTCTGCCGTTTCTCTTTTATCTTAGCGTCTACCAATTCCGCCAACTTGCCGTTTACTATTTCAAAGATAAGTAATTTTGTTTAATAATTACTAAAGTTTAACTATTTAATTTCACGGACTTCATATTGCGGATGATCTTTTTTCAAAATCTTTATAGTTACATTTCCGCTCATCTGTAAGCCGTAAGGGTCTACATCTATCCAGTAGTTGCCGTCTTGATCCGTGAACCATTGAATGTTTGACACTTGCTTATTAGCTTTGTCGTATAATATTTTATTCATGTCTTTAAATTTTAAATTTCTAACTAAAAATAAACGCCATTAAAACGGCTATAACGTTTATTTGGTTGTTAGCAACTATAACACTTCAATTAAAGAACCTGTTAAGTTACGTTGGTTTCCATCACTAAAACCTTTATCGTACGCATTTTCTATATCATTTTCAGTGTAACATTTGCTAACATTAGCTGTACGTAATTTCTCAGTATGGTAACTTTCCATAAATTTTACTATTATATCTTTCTTCTCTACCAACCAATCTTTTTGGTCTTTAGTGGTGTACTTTTCTATAAATTTCTCTGCTTCTTTACTCATCATTTATTTATTTAATTTGTTGTTAATTTCCGCAACTACATATAGCCGTAGCCGTTAAAACCCTCCCACCCCTTTAAACTATCGACCCCTCGGTAGTAGGAGTGGGAGAAGGTTTATTTTTAGTATTAACAACTATTACTAAATAATCTTTACCATATTCTTCCTCAAAAACCTCTTCCGCTGTCATAACTCTAATTCAAATTCGTTAGTACTTAATCCTATTAGATTTGCAACCTCTTCCTTTGTTACTACTCGCTTAGGCATTTCTTTAGCGTATTTCCATAATATAATATCTGTTACATTGAGTGACCCTTCAATAGTTTTAGCCATAGACCAAGCAAAGAACTTACCGTTCTTTTCCATGAAAACAACTCTAGGTTTTAAGTGGTCAAGATTATCACCAACCATCATAACCTTTGGGTATTCATTCTCTTTAATTACTGAGAAGGGTAGGGCTTTATCTTTATCCCAACTATTAGAGCAAGTAATCCGATCACCAATTAACCCGTAAAATATTTTTGCTGCATTATCGCAAGTAATTGATTTACCATCAAGGTAAGCCAAGTTAACAAACCCATGTTTCTCGTAAAACTGGATTATCTTCTTACCGTCACCTTCATTAATAGCTTGTATCGCTGTTCCTTTTAATTCTTCTTTTGTCATAATTTTTGTTTTTTACCACCAAATCCCCGCTAGGTTAGTAGCGAGGTTGGTATAATTTATTCGTTATCTACAACACTACTTCAAAAATCTCATAATCTTCATACATAGCTACACAATCGCAAAAGTTTTGACTTTCATTATTACAACTTGCACTTGTGCATTCAGATTCTAAATCTTCGTAAAAGTCTTCTAATGTTCTTTCCAACATATCTTTTACAGTAGTTTGTAGTTCTAATTTCTTACCTTCTTTATTCTTAAAGACTAAGGTAATCTTTGATTCTAGTTTCATAATATTTTGTTAGTTTTATATTAAAATAGCTTAATTATTTCATTAAATTTTTCCTCAACTGTTTGTCTTCCAAACATTCCCGCTAATGATGTAAATACCTCTTTTTTTTCAGGTGTTATTTGTTTTTTAGTTCTATAATAAAAAACGGAGATTTCCATTTTTATATAGTCTACATGAATTTCTGTTAATTCATTAGGTTCTACAACAAATCTACCTTCGTGACTTTCGTTCAGTAATGTATTAAAAGCTATCATAATCTTATTTTTTGTTTTGTTTCTTGGTCCAAATCTACGGACTATGCTTTAATTAAACAATAAAAAGATAAAGTTTTTTTAGTTTTATCGCTTATTTATATTCATTCTAAATAAGAAATTATTTTTACAGTTCATCAAATTCTTTTTGAAAAACTTTTAAAGCATAATTAGTATTAGAGTTAGCTATAATTATAAGCTCATCAATTTCTTCGCAGCTCAAACCCTCATTCTTGTTTTTTTGGTTTAGTTTACTTATCCTGCTTTTTTCAGATTCAATCTTATCTATCTCACTTCTCAATAAAATTGCTTTAGTTAACTGTTCCTGTTTCATAATTTTTGTTTTAGTTTTCTAATCTTCTCTTTATAAATTACTTTTAATTCTATCAATTCAGGTATCGAATAATGCATAGGAACGTTTTTAAGGCGTTTTAATTCTTCAAATGACTCTATACCTATCCGAAGTGGTAAACGTTCCGTATAGGCTATTAAATTGCCATGTAGAAAGACGTTGCAGTGATCACAACTTAAATGAACGTTCAATTCGTTAAAAGTTATATTCTTGTTTGACCCCGAAGGATAGTAGTGTGAAGCGTGACCTTTGTATGTTCCGTAAGGCGCGCCACAACTTATACATGGTTGTCCTTTGTCTCGCTCTCTTATGTACTCGTTAAAAATTATCTGCAACTCCTTTTCGTAATCACTCTTAGTTTTTAGCTTCTCTTTTCGGATCGCTTTCTCTTTCTGCCATTCTCGTTTCTCTTTTTTCTCCCTTAACGCTTGAGCGTGTTCGATAGCGCAAATGTGATCGCAGACATTCTGCAAAGGTTTTAACTTTTGGAATACCTCGCCACAGTTTACACACTTTCGTTTGTTTAGCTTAGTCATTTATTTATAATTCATCAAATTCTTTATTTAAAATTATTAAGACATAATCTATATTTTTTTTAGCTATAGCTATGAGTCCAGTGATTTCTTCGCGGCTCAAACCTTCCAAATTGTTTTTTTGGTTAAGTTTATTTATCATACTTTTTTCAGATTCAATGTCATCAATAACACCTATCAATCCGTTTGCTTGTATTAATTTTTCTTTTATCATAATTATTGTTTTATTAAGTTAAACATTGAAACGTTTGATAACTATTTTTAAAAAGTATCTAAAGACGTCTTTTTACTAATGTGTTATAACAAATTGTATTCCTGCTGAGTTAACTTGATAGCGTTTCTTAATTTATAATATCGTGCTAATGCGCTTGAATAAGATATTAAACTCCAAAGATTTTTCCTTTGAAATTCAGCTATTAGTTCTTTTTTCTTAATTGAATAAGTCTTATTAGGTTGTTCATAAATCCTAATCAAAATCTTATCTTTTTTCGGTGTCCAACGTTTATACCCGTTAAGCGTGTCAGTTGGCGCATAATTAATTCTTCCTCCTAAGTCCATACAAAATGTTATAACACTAAATAAATTTCATTAAAACGCAATTTTATTCTTACCATTATAAATGCTCTTTATTCCTTTCAATCTCTTTGTCAATTATTGCGGTATCTGATCTGTAACATGGTTTATAAACTTCTCCATTTGAGTTGAATAAAACTCTTCTTTGCTCATTATTGGGTTGGTTGTTTTCCAAAGTACAAATAACGCATTTCTTAATCGTTGCCCTTTCGTCTTACCGTTAACCTCAATATCTATGCTGTCAAGTTCTTTCATCTCTGCCGTTGTCAATTCTCCGTAACTCTTAAAGTATAAAAGTCCGTTGTTGTTTAGAACCTTGTCGATCTCCATAAACTCATCAGAGGATTGTTCTAATTCAGTTACAAACGTAAGTGATACGCTTTTATCTGCTCGTCTGTTCGCACGTGTTAAAGTGCATTGTCTTAATATATTCATATTGCTTTGTTTTTGTCGAATGATTTGTAAGTGTCAAATTTCATGGTGCTTCGGGCAATGTCCGCCAATGAGTTGGTGGGTTTTCTATCACAAATTCACCGTGCAAAATACTAAAAAATCTTTTGCTAAAGCTTGAATAGAAACCCTCAAAAACTGATTTATTCTCTAAAGCAATTAGACATGACGTTATAGATGCCTCAGGAGGACTATCTACGCTTATCCATTTTGATTGATTTGCGTATTCTTCTATTAATGCATATAAAGAAACAAAATCCTCCATTTTAGCGACCATAACTAAATGATCTTTTCCATATTCTTTTTCAAAATATTCTTCTGCTTTCATAATCTTTTAGTCTTTTAAAATTAGAACTTGTTCTTGCCCATATCTATATAAGTGTGCTCCGTAGTGTGCTAAAAACCTATAAACATCAATCATTAATTCAAATTGAATTGTTTTATAAGTAAATGTTCCAGCTATTGTGTCAAGTTGAAGACTTGAGTCTTGTAAAGTTGGATTTAATCCAAGTGTAAACTCAATCTCTTCCTGTAATGTTTGCAAGTACTCGATTTTTTTCTCTGTCATAATCTTAATTTTTAATAACTCTTTTTTCTCCTTTAAAATATGAGTACCCAACGTTAGATATTGACAACCAATATTTACCAATATTTACTTCGTATTGCAACACTTTATTTTTCATAATCTTAATTTTATCAAATGTACGTATAATAATATAATTAAACACTATATTTTTTCAGGTAAATTAAACCCTTTAACCTTTGCGTATGCTCTATTTAATCTTGCCCAAACTTGCTCATCTTTAAATTTTAAGTGCATTGTTCCTTTGTAAAATCCTTTCATTTCAAAGAATCCCCAATCATACCATCCGTTAGTTAATAATGATCTACTTCCGTTAACTTGAAATTGATAAACATCACCTATATCATCATAATTAACGCCTTCAATATTACATATTACTTTTACTAAATCATTTAAACGTTCTCGATAATGTCCATCATATCTAACTGTGATTGAATTTGAATTACCCCACCCACGTTCAAAAATATTAGGTATTATTATTTTTTTATTTATCATGTGACCTGAATTAGTTTTCCAGCCTTCAACTCCAAATCTATTTTCTTTCACATGAGCTGTTAATTGGTCAACAGATAACACTAAAGCCTTATTGAATTGTTGCCCTTTAGTTTGTATAATCATATCAATCATGTGATATATATTTTTCATGGTAAAAGGGTATTTTTGCTGATTCTCTACAAACGAATTAATATCTTTCATCATTTCAGAAGTGGTGAATTTTCTTATACCCATTTTATCAATTACATAATTCCACCCTTTTTTCTGCAACATTTTAGAATAGGCTTCTTTTGTAGTAAGGTTATAGTTTTCTGACTTTGATTGAAAATTAAACGTAATACCGTCCATACCAATAAATTTAGTAGTGTGGTTCAATTGTTCGACTAAATCATTAATCTTATCAAATGACTTTACAGCACTAACGTAAGTATTCACAACAGCTCTAACTTCATTAAACCGCATAATACCGTCAGCATCTCTTTCTAATTCGTCATCCTCTATGAAAAATCCTTCAAAATCTGTATCACTTGTACATTTTGGTTTAAAAAGTTTAACCAATCCAATATTTACATCCGTCTTTCGTTCTGCTACTGAAAATACATCACCTAAATTAATCGCAAGACCATAATTTTCAATTGTTTTTAATAGTGTTGATCTTGCCCACCCTCTATCGTTTACAACCGTTTCATAATTACATAACGCATAAATCTCACAGCCATCAGGAGCAATCTCCCACGCATGATTGATATGTTTATCGGCATTGCTAAATGGTGGATTCATTATAATTAAGTCTACGTGACTAATCTGTTCAGGCGTTATATCAAAAAAATCACGTCCTATTAAATCTCCTTTTGCTGCTGAAAGTATAGATAAGTCATATTGTTTTTCAACACACAATACCTCTTTTGCTCCATTTTCTTTTAAGTAATCAATTATATCACCTTTTCCGCTTGAAGGCTCTAAACATACTTTATCGTAGCAATCGAAACCCATTGATTGGATTACTTCTAGTGGCGTTGGGTAAAATTCTTTATCGAACATAATTTTAATTTTGTTTTTACAAAGTTAATCAAGTTATTTAATTAAACAAGTTTTAAAAGTTATTTTTTTGTGTTAAGTTATATTTAGACACTAGGCTTTCCGCTTCTAGTAGTCGCTCTCTTAAAATTCTATCTCTCCGCCTTTACCGTCTAACCAATCAAACTCGCTATTTGGTTTTATTGCAGCTTCAAATACTTCTATCTGTTCGGGTTCGGCCGGTGTATATTTTTCATTTATCCAACTGTTGTTCTTCCAAGTTATATCTGCCGGGTATCCACAGTTATCATCCCAATAGTTATCCGGTTCAGTATATCGTCCGTTGTTAATATTCCATCCTACCCAAATGTCTTGTCCGGTTGTTCCTAAATGTTGGAATTTCCATTTAAGTGTTCTAATTTGAACCATATTATGCTCATAATCTCGAACCATTCCAAGTATATTATAACTCATATCGAAATGCTCTCCACCACCTTTTATGTGATAAGCATTAGGCATTTGATAGGTTTTAGTACTCCCTTCTTTGTTTGGTAGTTTAACCGGGTGAACAACTAAAAATATATGACAATCCCACTTTTGCTCAAACGCATCTAAGATTTGATGATACTCAGCTGTATAAGCATTTATATCTGACCGGCTGAAATTCTTTAAATTAATCTTATTAAATGGGTCAAGTACAAACACCCGGCAACCCTTTCTTTTAATTAACTCTACAAATTTATCTAAAACATCTTCTAAATAATACCGGCCGGTTACATCTACATGATAAAAATGGTCATTTATAAATTCCTTTGATTTAATTACTAGAGGTGAGTTAATAGTGTTGGCCGTTGGCCTTAATCCATGAATCTTTTTAAATATCTTGTCATAATGAAATAGTTCCGGTTTATTTTCAGTTGAACAAATACCAACACGGCAACCGTATTTTATTGCTAACCGGCAAACAATATGATCTATTAAGTCAGACTTTCCTGAACCGGGAGCAGAAACTAAAAGAGTGTGTTGTTTATAAACGAATGAAGCCATGTTATCGAATCCGGGTAAATCAATCGTCATTCCACGCTCCGCTCCATTAATCCAAAAATCATTTAATTCTTGCTCTACATCTTTGATAGTTATAATTCCATCTAAAGGCACTTGCTTTGCTTCTGCTAATAATTGCTTTAATTCATCCCGGCCATATTTTAACAAATAATCATTTGCATCTTTACAATCTTTGAAATCAACTAAGTAACATTTTTCAGCACCTAAACGTCTTATAAATTCCTTTGTTCCTTCTTGTCCGGCCGGGTCATTATCGAATGCTAAATAGAATTTTTCAACCGGTTCTAATACTCCGTAATAATCATCTAGGTAATTAAGATTTATTGTGCTTGAGCCATCCGGACGGGGCAAGGTAAATCCATTAGGAACACTAGCACAGTTTTTTATTCCGGCTTCCCAAAATGATAATTTATCCGGTTCGCCCTCAACCAATACAACTTCCTTTTGTCCTATAATATCATCAAGTCCGTAAAGAATTAATTCCGCTTCCTTTTCAAAAATAAAGTCTTTATTCTTACCTCTTGACTTGATGTTAATTAGTTCTCCAAACAAGAAATAGTTAAACTCAATAACCGGTATCTCCCGGCCGGCCTTTGGCATCCAACGTGAACTATTGCTTATCTTACAATCAATTAATGTTTTTTCAGTAATACCTCTTTGATTTTTAAACCAATCAATAACAACCGGTGATATGTTGCTTTTAGGTTTTAAAACCGGTTTAATATAAACTTTGAAAGTATCGTGATTCTTTTTTTTATAAGTGTGCATTTGAGTTATTTCTCCGCAATGGTTACAACTCAATAGGCCGGTATCCCAAAATACAGAAGCACATTTATCGGTTTTCTTTTTACGCTCATGTGAACACTTTGGACACGTATTGGTTTTTGCACCTGTCGATATTGAATGAATGTTATACTCATCAATCTCGAATCCATTTATATTATTTTCCATCTTCGACAATTGTATAAATGTAACCTCCACCCATCATTCGCTCTTGGAGTAATAAAAATTCACTTTCCGGCAACTTCTTTCTTGTCCGGTCAATGTTTGAATGAAAAGTTATTATCTTTTCGTTGTTTGGATTGTTAATTTCAACCGGTTTAGCACCTTTATAACTATCCCAAAATAAACCTTGATAATTATTACTAATTGAATGGTTAACTACATAGTCTGCACATTCTTTTGTTACTTTATTAAAAGATTCAACTAAAGCATCTAAGGTTTTAAGGTTTGTAATTTCCTTTTTAATTTCTTTTCGATATTCTAACCAACTATAAAAAGACCCTAAATGAATTGGAAGTAAAAGTCCTAAAATATCAGTTTCATTTAGTTTTATTTTATCTTCTTTAATATCCTTTACTATACTTTGTGGTTTTACACCCACTTTAAGATTACTTTTAATAGGTTTACGCACCCCTAAACTAACTAAAAGGAGTAATAAACCGTCATAAGTTATACAGTTATTTTTTCTCTTACTATAAGCATCTTGAATACTATCAATAAAATCTTGACACCAAATTATATTATTATCATACCACAACATCCGGTCAAACTTTTCTAAATCAACCAAATCTTTTATAATAGATTCTAATACTTCTTTTGATACTTTACATTTAGATGATAAAAACATCATTGTAGTGTTCTTTGAAAGGTCTAAATAATGGTATTCTGTTTTCGCTAATTCTCTTAATAATTTAACAAAAGTGGCAAACCCATCATTACCATACGTTTCTTCTAAATAATACATCTTTTTACCGTCTTCGCAATAAAAAGGAAAATAATCAATACTGTTTCTTTCAGGTCTAGCCATAGTGAAGTTATTTAAAATAAAAACCCTACCAACGTAGCCACTTCACAAGGCATCCGTCAATAGGGCTTTTTAATAATGTTTTAGTAATTGTGAAGTTACTTTGAACTGCTAATATAGGTATTATTTTTTAATTAGACGCTATTTAGTTGTGAATGTTTCCGATTATTTCAACTTTACCCCATGAAATAAACTCATCTATATAGCCATTACTCAACATTTTTGCACCATACCTTCCGCAATCCAACTGAATAACTTGAAAAGCATCTCCATACTCATCTAAAAAAATATCTTCTAAAAAAACATCTTTGTCGTTTAAATCTGTTTTATTTATGAATTGGCATACTGTCTCAGGGATTACTTCATCATTGTAATAACTATCAGCATTATCTGAGTGATCTTCACTATAAATAATGGATTCACCTCGAACCTCATAATAATACCCGTAAACCCACTCACCATTATCTGCTCTCTTTGCTTTAAATTTTATTTCTCGTTTCATTTCTTATTGTTTAAAAAGGTTTCTATTTCTTTGGCTAATTCGTACAAGTCAAAATTATCATAATCAGATAAATCCATTGATTTTGATTTAACGGTAATATTGAATTTTGCGCCACTTTTATGTGACCAACTTTGAAGGCTATTAATCTCTGAGTTATCGTGACCTGCTTTTACTTTAAATTTAGGCTCTGTGATAATTTTAGCCCAGCCATCTTTGGAATTCCAAACTGTAGTAGATCCTAAAGCAATGTAGTAATGATCATATATAAAATTTTCATCAAAATCTACAACACCTTCCAACTCCCTGTCTACATCTCTATAAAGAGATTTAACCTTTACACCTTTTTTATATCCCTCTTTATTTACGAAATCAGTTAAGCGTTGTTTAACTTCTTCGGGAGTGGCTAGGCGGTCGTATGATGGTTCATAATCTCCTAGAAAATTATTAGTCCAAATGCCGTTACTGTTAATACCAAAAGTATACTTTCCGTCTTTTAAATAAGCCATCCAAAATCCATTCTCATCTTTATACCACCCATCCATAGGCTTCTGATCCTTAATCTGTTTTTCAACTGCTTCTAATTCCGCACGTAACTCGTCACGCTTTTGTTCTAGTGTTTTCATAATTTATTTTTTAATCGTTTCTAAAGATGCGTTTTTGTACCAATTTTTTACAGCCACTTCAAGTCTCCATTTGTCCATATATGTAATAGGCATAGGCTTTAAATTTATATAAAGCCATATTACGGATAAAAGTCTAGTGTTTCCATAATTATCAATAATAATATTATCATTTTTAACTCCACAACCTTTATAATCTAAATATGACTTTGGATTGGCTTTCAAGTCTTTAATAATTTCATCTACGTATTTGCTCATAATCTTTAATTTTCGACTAAGTTAGTGATATTATTTAATTAAACAATGTTTTAACATTATTTATAATCATTCTAAATAGTGTGATTAGCTTGTTTATTGGTTATTTATTGCTATATTCGTTAAAATTTGACTTTAAACCTTTACAAGTCGACCTACGCAAAGCTCTAATATTGCGTAGGTTTTTTTGTTGCATAAAAAAGCCCACTCGTTAAAGTAGGCTATAATTCAATCTAATAACACCCAAGCTACGAACATCCAAAATGCAGTGCGTAGGCGGTGGAAGCGTTTAGTTTTCATCTTCTAGTAATTTAATTGATAATTCTAATTGTACCGCTCTTTTTGTATGAAATTCAGAAGTAGTTATTAAAACTTCAATACCTTGTTTATCGTCTTTATGCCTATCCTGTGGGTACTTTGAAAAATGAATAGATGTTTTCCATTCAATGGTTAAAATTTCAATTGCTTCTTTATGTTTCATATTTTAATTATTAAATCCTTACAAACCCCTAATTTAGGGTTATTATTCCTAGCGTCAAACAAGAAGTCTAACGAATTGTTGTACCGTTTATTCATGCAATCCCGAACCAACCAAAACCCGTTAATCTGAGGGCTTGAAAATGATCCTACTTGTATAGTATCTCCGTAATCAAATCGACCGCCCCAACGTGCTAAAAAGTCACGAGACAAAGCTACCCATCTTAAAGACTGATCTTTTAATTTAGATAGGTTAATTAGTGAACCGTCAGCAGTTGTTAACGGGTTGTTATCGCATTGACTAGCTACGGGGTTGTAAGTAGTAGCACGATCCAATTGGATAAACTCGCTTTTAATAGGTCTGTTTAACCTTACTTTATTCGGCCGTTTAAGTTGCTTTTTAGGGTTATAGTTGTAGCAAAAAATACACATTGATAAACCGATTCCGATTACTATTAGTTTTGCTTTCATTCGTTTATTTTAAGTTCTTCACCCGTTAAAGCGTGGTACAGGTTTTGCCACTCGTTAACATACATATCTCTTTTAGTTAGGTCTCTGTTCCAAATTGATACAATATCAATTTCTTTAATATTATCACCTTGCTTGAGAAACACATAGTCGCCTTGAAAAACAACTGTCATATCTATATTGTTTTTTCTTGGTAACTTATATTCAAATGATCTAAATCCATTTAATTCAACTCCAAATTTGTTGTGCCACTCTTCTGTGAGGGGGATTGGTTTTGGACTTGGAAATTCACTACCTGATCCGCCAACGGATAACATTCTTAATGTCTCATGGTTTACTTGGAACTCTTGACCTAGAAAGTTAATAGCCCAATTCCCAATCCTTAATTCTGTTGCTTTCATCTCTTAATTTTTTTTATCTCGTTAATATTAAAATGATACCAAACACCGTTAATATCTACCGTGCATCTAGTGCACTCGGTATTATCATAATGGATAAAATAACCTATCCCTTTGGGGGTCTCTACTTCTTGAAATGCTTTCATCACTTTACTTTTTTATTGTTTCTATAATTAGCCGACTTTCTGTAATGCTCTAAACGGTCAAACGTCACTATCTTAAAATCAAGGTAGTTCATTACATCCATGCCCGACTGAATAGAAGCGAATGTATATAAATCTAAATTTTCACGATTAAGCCTATTATAAGCCCGTCTGACGTGTTCTAATTCGATTAATACAATTTCCCTTGCTGAATGTATAGAACGTCCTTTGTACCCTCTAGTAAGTCTTATTGCTAATTGTTCAAATTGAGATAACGGTCTTAGCTTATTAGTAGCTTCTGCCATTTGTTCGATTTTACCGTGCATTACTTTGAATAGATCGTCAAAACCTTTGTCTTTTAAGTTGCTTACTTTAGTCATTTCCTAATGCTTTTTTAATTGATTGCTCGATTTTATACGCTGCTGAATTACCTATAAATTTAGTAATACCATCATAAACTAAACCCGTTAATGGATCAATACATTCCATACACGCTTCTAATAATTCAGGCGATGCGCTTATTAGTTGGGCATTAGCTTCTCCCTGTGTGTCTTTAACTATTTGACCTCTTCTGTCGTGTAAAAATGTCATCAGGCAGCAATTGCATATTGTTTTGTTTTCATCAGTTAATACGATTAGTCCTTTTGCTTTCCAATCTCCTTTTGTTCCTTTAAATTCTTTCATAATTATTGTTTTTGTTTAGGCAAATATAAATATAATTATTAAATAAACAATAAAAAGTTTGTTTTTTATGTTTTTTTGCTATCTTTGTAGGAGTAATAAACTAAAATATAAAATATGACACCAAAAGAAAAAGCTAAACAGCTATATGAAAAAGCAGAGGATTTTATTTATACATCAAATGCACATTTTGCAGAAGATGATTGCGAAAAGAACTGCGCTAATATAGCTGTGGATGAAATACTAGAAATTATAAGGTATCACGGAACTGATATAGGTAAACACTCATTAAAATATTGGCTTGATGTAAAGCATGAACTTAGCTTGTTGTAGCTAACGTTGTGGATATGGCTAGTTGCGAACAAATAAAAACAAAATTATGATGAATGTTTCAAAATATACCATAACTAAAAACCTTGTGATATTAGATAGACTATTTCTAAAAGGTGATGAGATTTATATACAAAGTTACGACCCTATGAATGGCAGACTGCAAAAGGTTTTCTTGACAGATAGAACTTTAATTGGATCAATTAGTAGCGACTTTTATTGGAAGTTAGAAAAGAATTTAACACACTAAAATAAAATGATTATGTATAGATTAAAACACAAACCGACAGGACTTTATTACAAGCCTTTTATTGGACTTACTAATAAAGGTAAGGTATATCAGACTAAAGGTAATTTATTGACTTATTCTAGGGGTGAGAACGTTTCGATTAGTTTAGACCTTACTAGAAAAATACTAAAACCTCACTTTGATTATTTTAAATTAAAAAGAAATAACGCCTATTATTCGACTTACACTTTGCCTAAGTCTGATTTTGAAATTGAATTTATAAATACATTAAATAAATAAATATGAGAGAACCACGAGCAAAAGTCTTGCAACAAGCAAAGGCAAGACACAAAAAAGCAATTGAAAATTATCGACTTGCTAAAAAGAACAAAAAAGGAGTGGCAAAGGCACGAACCGAAGCCAGACTATCAAAGATTAATGAATTGAAAGCTACTAAGGGTGATCTATGTAAATTTAACCGCCTTTATTACTTAATGACGTTATCAGATGCAAGTAAATTGCTCCATAAAAAGACGGGTAAACAGATACACAGTCAGTTAATTTGCAGAATGGAGGACGGTGAGAAAGTACCTAACCATGTAAGCTATGCCGAATTACTTTCTATTTATGATGAAGTAGTAGAGATAACTACTGAACGTTTAAAATTTGTGATTGATGTTTACAAAGACATCATTGACTTCCCTGAATTATACACTAAAGGTCGTGTAGGTGGATTCGTTCACAAGGCTAAAAGAGATTTGGAGTACTTAATGGAATTGTGGAGTGAATTATAACGGTAAATGTAAGCACAGTAATTTTAACGATTTAAAAACGAAAACAATGGAAGCAAAAGATTATTTGAAAAGTAAAAATATATGGTTAGGAACTACGGTTGCAGACATGAAAGCGCCTGAGAACCATTATAGTTTAGAGAAAATGCTTGAACAGTACCACCAAGCCAAGTTAAAATTATTGGGTTTACATAATGTTAGCAAAACGAAGTGAACGTTTTAATGTTTGATAATGGATAGGTATATGGTTTGTGCCTTTTAAAAAACGAACCTTTGAATTATTAACAGCCCCTTTTTCTTCTTTTTGAGCGAGGGGGGAAAACCAAATTTATGAAAACAATACAAGAAATTGACGAAGAAAGAAACGAGAACCAACAAAATGATGCATATGAATTAATGCAAAGAATGTTCTCCTTTATACCCTTAGACGGTAAACACCCAACAAGTGCTATTATATCTGCTAAATTTTGTGCTAAAGTTGCTTGTGATTACTTATACGAGAATTTACCAAACATAAACGAAACACCACCTAATAGCCGAAAAGATGAAAGAACTTACAGACAATATTGGAATGGTGTTAAACTTAAATTAGAAGCATTTAAAGCGGTGGCAGAAAAAGAAGAAAAAGCTTAGAAGTACAAAACTTTGATACAGCACGGAGTTAGGCATAAACTATATACCGTGTTGTAAAATCGTTTTAATGTTTTACAACGCCAAGATAAAAAGCGTTTCAATGCTATTTTAGTAATCCTTATTTAGAATGAGTATAAATAACCAAAATATTTGTTTAATCTATATTTTATGCGTATATTTGGTGAAACAAAATTAAGAATTATGATAGTAGAAAGAATAAAAGATGAATTAACAAAAGAGATTTGGTATTTTACATTAATACGTGAAACTCTTTTTTTAGATGGTTATCAACTTCTTAAAAAGGATAGCACTAGAATGCGAAAATACTCTACTGTTAAAGTCTACAATAGACTTATGAAAAGAGAATCAACAATGGAAGAGTCAGAAGTACCTTTTACTGATGAAATTAAAAAAGAGGCTTTGCAAAAGTACTTTGAAACGATAGATGTCTGTAGATGGTCTGAAAGACTTGATTAGTGGCAAAATAAAAACAAAATTAAAGAATTATGAAAATAACAATTAAAGGCAAAAAAAGTAACGGAGTTTCATTTACTGACACACATATATTAACAGATGATGAGTATAGTATTATTGACTACTTACTTTCGTGGGATCGTGAGACATTGAAAGATGTTACTGAATTAGTTAATAAAAAATGGGATAAAAATAAAGAATTATGATAACAACAGATAACAACGAGCCTAAAGTAGGTGACAAGTTTAGAGTAATCGGTAATTATGAGGGTAAGCATTACTTTAGTATAGGTGAAGAAGTCACTTTAATAAATAATGAAAGATATTCATGGGATTGTATGTATTACAGGTCTAAAGATATTGGACAATGGCTTAATGATAGTGATGTAGAGCCAATCAAAGAAATCAAGTCAACAGACCGTGAAATATGGGAGAAGACTTACGAATCATTCTATCGAAACCAATTTGAGCAGAAGTGCAAAGAATGTAATTCGGAAAGGTCAAAGCGAATTAAGAAGCAAGCTGAGATAATTAACCTACGTGATAGGCTAACCGAAAACCTGAACCAAATGTATTCAAAAGAGCAGGAGATTCAAGAATTAAAACAACAAATTGAACAACTAAAAAAACAAATAAGATGAAAGTAGAAACTTTAGAACGTGAATTAAATGTATTGATTTCAGCTATGGTTATGTATGGAGATTTGAATAATGATCAAATTGAATTATTGAAATCTCGAGTTGAAGTAGTTAAATTAGTAGTAGCATCAACAAAATAATATAATGGAAGAACTAACAGAACAAGACTTTATTAACCATTGCAAAAAACAAAATTATGAGTAAGACACATTATAGACGAGTATTTAAAAGTGACCATTTAGGAGTTGCTGATTTAGAGGATTATATCGAGCAAGGCAGACCACTAATTTTTACAATTAAAGAAGTTAAGCAATATTTGATTGATCCAAAAGATAAAAATTCAGGTATTGTAGTAGCTGGAAAAAGGACAAGCTGTAATATAGCTTATTTTAATGAAAGTGATGTTAAACCAATGGTTATTAACTCTATAAATTCAAAAAGAATATCTTCATTTAATGATAACAGTTCTTTTGTTGATGATTGGGCTAATACTGTTATTGAATTATACATTGATGAAAATGTTAAACTTGGCAAAGATACGGTCGGAGGTTTCCGAGTAAAAACTCAGCAACCAAAAATAGAAGCCAAAAAGAAGCCGATAAATGATGAACGTTTTTCAACCGCATTTGAACAAATTAAATCAGGCAACTTTGCAGTTGAAACGTTAAGAGACAAATTCGACTTAACAGAGGATCAAGAATTAAAATTAAAAGAAATTGGATAATATAAGGATACGGTGCAGTTCATTAGGGAAGATAATGGGCGAACCAAAAAAGAAAGGTGAATCATTAACGCAAACGGCAAAATCTTACATTGAGAGCTTAGTTAAGCAAATAGTGTTCAATTATAAAACCGAGATAAATAGTAAGTATTTAGACAAGGGAATAATGGTTGAGGACGATAGTATTGAATTATATAACGAGGTAAGATTTACCAACTACCAAAAAAATGAAGTCAGACTTTTTAACGAATGGATTGAAGGTGAATGTGATATTAATGCGCCTGATAAAATAATTGATATTAAGTCTAGTTGGTCAAAAGATACTTTTATAGCCACCCCCGACGAGATAAATGATAAAGATTATGAATGGCAGTTAAGGGGGTATATGTGGCTTTATAACAAAGATAATTCTGAATTAGCTTATTGTCTTGTCGATACACCTGACACGCTTTTAGAATGGGAAAATAACCTATCTATACATCATTGTTCTGACATTGCGCCTGAACTTAGACTAACAACAAAAACATTTAAACGAGATACGGCACTAGAAGAAAAAATAAAAGAGAAGGTTAAAGCGTGTCGTCTGTATGCTTCTGAATATGAATCTAAAATACTAAATAAATGAGAAATAAAGTAGAGTTATTAGGTAATGTTGGGAATGATCCCGAGATTAAAACATTTGACAACGGAAATAAGATTGCTAATTTTAGTTTAGCAACCACCGAGAAATGGAAGGATAAACAAACTGGGGAGAAAAAGGAACATACCGAATGGCATAAAGTAGTTGTTAATGGAAAACTAGTTGACGTGGTTGAGAAGTACGTTAAAAAAGGTGATAGACTTATGATTGACGGCAAAATAAAGACACGAAGCTATGAGGACAAAAACAAAGAAAATCGATACATTACAGAAGTTATTTGTTCAGATTTATTAATGCTATCGAATAAAAGCGATAATACAAACAGTCAGCCAGCAGCAGAAACATTTGTAGCGGAAGGTGATGATGATTTGCCCTTCTAACTATCTGATTATCAATGGTTTGCAAATAATAAGAGGATGGTATGAGAAACCATTAGCAGGAGCGACCCAACTAGAGAGAACCGCTAAAGTCTGTTCGAATCAGAAACGCCTCTATTATTTAAAATAAGTTGATTAATCAATAAAAATACTTATATTTGCTTTATCGAGTACCTCGATTTCATAATTTTAAGTTTTGTTTTTAGCCGTGGGAGTCATAATCCACGGCTTTTTTATTTAGAATGATTATAAATAGTAAAATAATTACATTAAAGTTTGTTTAATTAGAATATTGTATTTATATTTGTCTAAACAAAAACGAAATAATTATGACAACTTTAATCACAACAGAAAATTTTAGAATCGAATTTAACGGATCATTTACATATTTATTAATTGATTCAGCTGAACAATGTGTTTTTACTACTGACACGTTAAGAAAAGCTAAAAACTACTTATCTAAGTGTTTAAAACATACAAATTCAAACGAAATAATTTAACCAATGAACCACATAAACAACCTACAAAGCAAAAGTTGGCATCTAAGCATTGACGACTTCGAATTTGGATATAACGAAATAGACGAAGTATTCAGTCATTATGGACAGGCTTATTTGCTTACAGGGGCAGTTAATAGATCGGAGTATATGCAAGGCGAGTCAGACGGTGAACAGTGCTTTGATGATAGAGATAGATTCAATAATTTACAATTATTTTATATGGATGAAAACGAAGACTTACACGAAATTGAGTTGAGCGAGCAAGAGATAATTGAATTAGTATTTTAACGGAAATAATATGGGCTGATTGCCCTTGAATAAACAACTAAAGATTAATAAAATGACACAGCTAAATACACGAGCCGAATTTAAAGCAAAGAACGGCAATTTGCCTATATTTAGTGTTACAGGTAGTTTGTTGGTTATTGGCTGCAACTACCACACCACTTGGCAAAAGCACCAAAATATGAGATTTGTACTGACTGAACTAAAAGGAGATAAAGCTCGATTGCAGACAAGAAACACAGGACGTGATTTCTGGACTGATACAAAAGATTTGATATGGATAGACACCAACCATAATAACAACAAGTCCAAAGAGTATATGAGTGATGAGTAATTACCTGTAAAATCCGAATAAACACCATAGCGTAATAACAAAAAAACAAATATTATGAAAAACTTTTTTTATGATGATAGATTTTGCACGGATATTGAGGATTTAATGTGCGAACTTGATATTGACGAGGAAACACTTTCAGACATGGAAGATGATTGGGAAATAGAGTGCGAAGAGACTACGCTTGAAAAAATATTTGTGATGAAAAAGGAATTTATCACAAATACGATACTGAACCGAACAGATATATGGGAAGATCGATTTCCGGAAGATTCAGACGACATTTTTAAACAAATAGAAATAGCCATTGATAATTCTATTGATGTGGACAAGTTAAATAAAGGGCTTCCATCATTATATTACCCAAATGGTAAAAGGTTTAAAATTAAAAAATCAGATTTGATTGAGTACACCTCATAATATTAACAACTAAACAAGATCATGACAGAAAGAACACTAATAAAGCACTTAAGGCGGATAGTTTATGAAGACTTAGCGCATCCCGACATGATAAATGAAGTTGTTAATAAATTTCGTTGTTCAAAAAAAAACATTAATACAACAAAAGTTGAGGATATTATTAATTGTTCAGCATTGGTTAATAGCGTAACCTCGGAATCAACGTTATCAAGAAATCAATCAAGGAACAATTCGGATTCACGAAGATTTGTATGGAAGTACCTGAAAGATAATAGACCGTTAATGACTTGGGGAAATATTGCAAAATTAACAAACCGAAAAAATCATTCAACAATTATGGCAGGGGTAAAAGCAATTAATAATTTACTTTGTAACGATAAAGGCGTTCAAAGAAAATACGCTAAATTTGAAGAATTAATAAACGAAAGATTATGAAAACACTAACAACAATTTTATTACTCCTATCGCTAAGCGTATACGGACAAACACAGCGTAAAATTACCTACGCAGAAACACACCAATTTAAAATAAATGTAAGCGGCAAATATGACGTTTATCAGGACAGGGATAGTGTTAATTATTCAATTGGAGACACTTTGAAATTCTCTACAGAACGTAATATTTTTAGGTACGAAAGAGTTGATCGAATTGATACTATTAAAGTTTTTAGGAACAACGTTACAGAAGCTTATTGTACGATAAAATCAATTAAAGTTGTCGGCAACAATAAACGGGGCTACGTTACTAAGATAACCGTTGAAGCTTATGACATGATGTATTTATTTATGGATTCAAACCGTGAATGTATGTATGAAGGTCGGGTTATGTTTGTTGTTAGATTTAAGGTTTAACGTGTTGTGTATGGGTAGTTTGCCCTTTGATTAAGAAATGAATTTAATAAATTAGCATTATGAGCGATAAAAAATGGAGTTTAAGTAGAGAGGAATTTGAAAATGAATACTTATGCAAGCCAAGTGCCGAAGATTTAGATAAGCACAAGAGAGCATTTGACGCTTTACTTGCTTATGAAAAAAATTGCATACTTAAATACGATTACCCTGATAATAGACCAAGTAGACAACCAAAAAAAGGCGAACGAATGGAAGATTATGCGCGAACCTTTGGTGTAGAAATTAAAGATATGAAGGCTTGTTGGCGAGAAGTTGAAAGAGCGTTTGAAAATGGCTTATAACAATCGAATAAAAAATTTAAAATATAATGTTATGACTTTATCAGAATATTACCAATTAGAAGAAGTTGAATTATTTCTTGAGACTGGAATAAATCCACAGTTAAAAGTTGAAAACAATTTTATCAACTTCAATCGATATACAGATTTAGAAGGATTGCAGAATTATAAGTCAAAGTATATTATTGACCATTTGCACAGCGTTGGTTATGACTATTCTAAAGTAGAGTGGCTATTTAACCAACAAAACACCAAGCCCAACACTAACTAAACTAAGCGCAATATTACGCCTACGTGCTTTTTTCAATTTATAATCCTTCTCGGTAATTATAACGTCTTTAAGCTCGATAATGTCTGACTGGTCAGAATTAATACTATCTTTTAGGCTTATGATTGATTTTAAGGTGTCGTTAGACTGAATTAAGACGTAGATGGTAGTATCTTGTATTTGAATTATTTCGATCGTGTCACGGGCTTGTTTTGCTGTTTCTAGTTCTAAGGTCAAATTATTGATCTTGGTTTCAAGTTTTGAGTTGTTAATCCATTTGTATTCGATTTGAGTTTCAACCTCTTTAATCTTGATTACCTTTTCTTTGATGAATTTTTCAGCTTTACGCTCGCTTATATCTGTGGTTATTTTAATCGGCTTTATAAATAGCCAAAAACAAAGTCCAGCTAGCAGGATTAAAATTATGTCTTTTATGTTTTTCATGTAATTATTACTATATTTGTATTATAGATTGCTGTTACAATCTGCTTTCGAATTAGCTGGTTTAGTTTTTAGTTGCCAGCAGGAAGAATTTTCTTCCTCTCTTTATTTTTAGTATAAACCCCCTAATTATGAATTTAGTTAGGGGGTTTTCATGTAATAAAGATAGTTATTTTATTTAGAATGATTATAAATAGCATTAAAAACAAATTAATATTTGTTTAATTAACATAAGTTATGTAGATTTGACCAAGAAACAAAATAAAAATAAACATTATGAAAAAGTTAACAGGTGATTTCGAAGATTTTAACGGTAATATTTATGACGTTTATGAGATTTCAATAGATTTACTTTTTGCTGGAGAAGATATGAGTAAAAAAGAAACTCCTAAATCTATTGATGATTACCCTATAACTATTTACGCAGACGGTGAAATTCAAGACGGTCACCATAGATTTAAGTATATGTTAGAAAATGGATATAAAACTGTTAGAGTTATACTGGCGCAAGATATTGATGAGGATTATGATATTGATGAATCCGAGTACTTAGATGGTCTTTTTGACACTATATGGATGTCCTAATAATAAACTAAGCCTCGCTACTAACTTAGTCGGTGTTTTTATGTTAAAAAAATCGGATTATCCGTACACGTTTTATCTATATGTATAGATTTTCGCATTTTGTGTACACTTTATTTCACTTCTTTCTTTTTATCCCAAACAGTTAAGCCTAGAACAGTTGCAGTAAGTAGCAATAAGCCGTTAAATACATATTCTTTTGTTTCTATTTCAAAGAACGGTAAAACTCCCTCATAGGCTAGCGCAAATCCAAACCCAACAAATGAGGTTAAAGATTTTCTACTCCATTTGCCTCTATATTTTAAAGTGTCGTTTATTAGTTTCATAATTATAAAATTGGGTAATAAATTCCTGTCAACTCATCCTTAAATTTCGGTAATTTTTGCAACTCTTCCCATGTGTAATTCTTTTGGAAATGAGGTTTATCGATAAACCTTGACCAGTCACCGCCCCATGTATAGCCTTTAGATTTGAAAAAATCAACAACGATCTTGAAGTATTTATCCTGTTTCCACGAAGCCGTTTCGAAAGTGCCGTTACCGTCTAAATCAAATAGTATAACAATATCAAAAGCTAGTCCGTAGTTGTGATCTGACTGACCAGCTTTTGCATTAGTTACTTTATAACCCATTGGACGCTTTGCACTTCTTCCTTTCGGATTTACAACTGTTCGGCCTAAAGCGTATAGCTCGTCTTGCTCTTCATCCGTTCGGTAAACATAGCTAAATCGAAGCCGTACGCCTTTAGGTAGCTTATTGTTACATTCTAAATAGTCAGCCCTTAATTCATCTCTGTAATCAGGGTGGAATGTTATGATTCGTTCAATGGTTATTTCGTCGTGCATAATTAATATCTTTTTCTATTTGCTTTTTTATAATCTTGTAATTTAACTGTAATTCGTTCCTGCTTTGTTTTTGGGTCTTTAGGCTCTTTTGTTACTTCTAAGTAAGTGCATTTAAGCGATTCAATAGGTGACGAATCAAACGCATTGTACGAATTTATAGTTAAAAGTCCTTCTAGCAATATACCCTTTACTAAATTGTCATAAGTTGACCCACTTATCATGTGTAAATTCATATCGTATTCGTGATAAATTCCAGTCTGTACGTGCGAATCTTCACTACTTGCGTTAGCTATATAGTCCGTTACTGTTATAGGTCTTTTATCAATTGATCCGTAAACTCTTAATTGCTGCGGTTTAAGTAGGTTATAAAGCCCTGTGAGTGATCTATAATCAAACCCGTCTTGTACATATCCGTCTTGTACTGTATCTATTCTTATTGTGCCTTGTGCGTTTTCGCATGAATAAGGTTGTAAATAAAAGCAAGGCGTGTCTTTATTGAAAGTTTCCGCACTTGTTCCGTCATAAATCGTTATATTAAATTTGAAATCACCAAAAGAAATAAGATCAGCAACTTTAAACCAATTAACAATAAAGCACCAAACTAAAGGTCTTGCGGCAATATCACCCACATCAACAAATAAGCCGTAAGTAGTGTCTGAAATGACATAATCTACATCAGTATTTAGATCGGTCAAAGTACAAACAACTGTTGAGCCTGTTGGAACTTCTAAAATAAACTTTGTAAAGTCATTTACTCTTGAATCCGTTTCATTATTCAAATCAGCAAATACAGGTAATGGAACTTCACAATATCCGAAACAACAAGCGTCTGCGTTTAGTGTGAAAGTTCTATCAATATTAAATTGTTTCGTCGTGTGTAAATATTCGGCTGTTGCTAAATTACTTACCATTGGTGTTAATGTTATCATGCTTTATTCCAAAGTTTACCATAAATATTAGCCGTTCCACCTGCTAAAATATTAGCACTATTTGTTTTACAAATCAATGTTACTAAATTTGATGCGCTTATAACCTCTACATAGGATATATTACCAACTCCTAACGTATCGGATGGTTGTAACATATTATCGTCACTAGTCCAATCTCTATATGTGCCTAAATAACATGGTTTACTAGTAGATTGGTCGTGCTCAATCCATATCTCACCTGCTAAATTAGCTAAAGATAAAATGCCTAAAGAATGAGTAAAAAATACCTTTACAATTCGATCAACACCGTCTTGAACTCCCCCAACTTCAACACCGTCTAAATTATAAACTTTTGTGTCTCCCGTAAATCCAGTCCATCCAGCCACGTCAAAATCTAAAATATTTGATTCATCCGATATGATTCTATAAAGTGTAATATCGTCGTTCACATCACTTGCTATTCTAACTTCGAATGCTCCATAAATTTCATATCCGATTAGTCCTGAATAGTTAGACGTTTTATTGTTTCTGTTATTATTAGGCTTAGATGGATCATAAAAAGTCAAAGGTACTGTTAAATTTTCAATCCAATCACGCCATAAAGTTTGGAATCCACATCTTAAAACTACGTCCTGCGTGGTTGATGGAAGCGAAACAGGTAGTTCAATAGTTCCAACCATTCGATTAATCTGTTCACCACTAGGTAAATTTAGATCGCTTTCATAATCTAAATCTAATAATTGATAAGTATAAGTTCCGTCCGAGGTTTCAAGCGGTAAACCAATGGAAAAAGGCTTATTTATTAGTTTTATTTCCGTAACTCCATCCGTTGCATAAACCTTAAAAGTTGCAGTTCTTAATTTTGCATTTCTAACAGTGTCAAGTTTAAAAGTGCAGCGTGCCCCCCATAAGTCACCATCTCCGCCCGTAAAATTAGTGTATGCGCTTTGACCGTCAAAAGCATCCCAAGATGGAAAAAAATCTATTTGATGTACTGTTATTAATCCTGTTATATCTGTATTTTTCGAATATTGGTTGACATCAACAATCTTATTTACCTTGTCTATTAATGTTGGATTTGTCAGGTTGGTATTTGCAACAGTAAACCAAAGTAAGTAGTTAGACGAATCGATTAAAGCTTGTTGATCTGTTGAAAGTATAATCGTATAAGTAACGTCTAATTGCTTGGCGTTACTTCCGTTTATGCTAAATTCAAAATCTTCAATTATAGTTCCGCTTGTTGCCGCTGCTCCTTCTGTATTTCGTATATTTTCCCAAATCCAAATTGTATTAAATGCGGTCGTTTTATTTTGATATTCTAAAGGATTGGGTAGTTTTGAATGCCCAGCCATGCAAGCTATTCCACTTTGAAAATCATCTGTTAGGCTTGTTACTGTAAAAGTAACTGTATTAACTTCTGTCGCTTCTAAAACGCCAGTACCACTAGCGTTAGAAATCACAACACTTCCTATTACGTAATTATCAGCCTTACCGTTAAAATTCTCATCAAAATACCCAACATCACCAGTAAAACCAGAATTCGCAAATATAGAGTTATGATAGGTAGGCGTGCCAAATTCAAACCTGTTATCATACCTGTAAGTATTTGTACCTAATAAATCAGGTGTAGGCGTTCCTAACGTCAAATTTGTATACTCCCCGCCTTTATAAAATGGTATCTTAAAAGTATGCTGAATTTCATATAAAAATCTAAAACTTTCAGCTGTAGAAACCCATGCGGCCGTAACACTTCCTAAACTAGCCCCGATTTGACCGCCTAAAAATATCATTGTTGACGTAGACGGGTAAGTGGCTATTAATGGTGAGTAGTAAGTTAGCGAGTTAGAGTCAATATATGAGTTGTAAGATGGGAATAAATCCGTCGTCTTATTTAATCCATATTTGTAATTTATATAAGTAGGCTTGCTTAAAAGTCTAAATTCCAAATCAGTATAAAGAGCGTCATAAGCTAACCACGTGTTTATTGTAGCACCATCAGCCCCCGAAAAAATTATATCCCTATTGTCATATCCCGAAATCCCAGTAATAGTAAAGGTATGACTATTAACTCCTTGAGTAACTTTAATGCTTGCGCCAATATAAAAGCCCTCCGTATAGGCATTATTAACCCAAGTAAAAGAGCATATCGAAGCATCCCAAGCTAGTTCATTAAATGAAACAGACCTAGTAGGTGAAACCCCATAAGTTACATTTACCTCAATTCTTTGTATAAGCTTAACTATGTCGCCCTCATTGCCAGTTATAATAGTGTTAAAACTAGTCGGGTTCAAATTTAAACCAGTGCCGTTTATTAATTGATCGTAAAACTTTGTACTTATTACTGTAAAATTACTTGCCATTATCTAATTGCTTTAATATTACGTCAGCCTCCGAATGTTTACCGTTAATTATCAAACTTATATATTCTTTAACTTTTGATTCATTGCCGTACTTTTTAACGTATTCGCTAATCAAATTATCAATAATAGGATTAACGCCTTTAATTAACTCGGTCGCTTTTCTATTCAATTCTTTTATTTCTTCCATTAACTTATTGTTTGTTGAATGTTTTTTATCCAATTATTTTGAGTCCAATAATCACAAATGCAATAGTCACCGTCTACATTCCAATCTATGCGTGTAAATTGTCCTTTTTTACCGTCTTGAGTACTAAAATACGAATTATTAAGCAATAATATCAACTGTGAAATGTTGAACTTAATTTTAACGTTTTCGAACACTTCTTTTCCGCCCGTATCTTCTCCATCTAAAGGGTTTCTAACGAATGGAACTAATGAATCATAATTAAAGTACTTTCTATACAACGCCTTCATACCTATAAGCTCGTTAAAATTTTCAGGTATTCTACTTTGCCCTTGCGTATTTGTTTCTAAAATTGATAATTTAGGCGTACTAAAAAAGCTATTCTCACACTTTAAAGCACCATCACGGGTCAATAAGTAAGCGCTCAAAGAACTCAACTCAGGTATTGAATCAACGACATCTTCAACTGATCCAAAAGCGTTTTCAATGGCTTCAATAAATATAGCTACACCTTCACTAAGTTCACTTAATGAATCTACTAGATCACTTATGGAGCTCTTTCTAACAACTAAAGCGTATGGCGTTGGGATTATGTCTATCCCGTTTATATTTACATTTCTTTCATTAACTACTGTTATAGGCGTGGTAATATCCGTTACCATCCTATCTCCGTTACTATCATTTGCGGCTTGCTGTATAGTCCAGTAATCCGAATCATCTGTTAAATATTCTTTAATTACACCAGCTTTTAAATCTTCCCTATTGTATCTTTTTCCGCCATTATCTACAAATACGGATGATTCAATTAACGTGCTAGGCATAACAAATGCGCTTGACGTATTCCAGAAAGGATCGCCAACTGGTCTGCAATGTATAACATCCCCAATAATAGCAAGTCGTGTATTCGCTAATAATTTTGTAAGTTGAAAAGCGTCCTTTAAATTATAGCCAAAATCAGAAGGCTTTAATATACCATCTTCAAAAAATACAACGGCAGGGGTTACGCTACCTTCTTCGTCATTTTTTGACGGGATTAAAACTACGTTCTCACTCCAAGTACCGTATTCAATTGAATAGCCTAAGTAAGCCGCTGCAACGTTTAGAAATGTTTTTAATTCTATTGCTGAATGGTAACGCATAGGAGGGAAAAAGCTCTCCCTTAATTGCTCTATTAAATTAATTAGCCTATTTGTTTGAATAACTAAAGCGGCTATTGTTTGCGCTAGATTTATAGCGGCTTGAATTGCTCCCAATGAGGTTAAATCTGCTGCAATATTTATTATCTTAAACACCTCGTCAGCTAATGTTTTAAACACAAAAGCTGTTTGTGCTGCAATTGCTAATTTTTCCAATAACGTTTTTCTGTTCTCAATTACATAAGGGTGAGCTACATATTGCGAAGAACCTATAAGCCCTTTAAATTGAAGCAATCTCATTGTTATGTCTTCACCTTGTAAATCTAAAAGCGAATCAATTGATTTGTCTAATTTTACACTACAATAAGTCTCATTGGGCGCTACCTCTCTATAAGTGTTATAGTCTAGTATAAAGCTAAATGGAAAAGTACTTGTACCGTCCGATACTTCAAAGCCTAGATTTGCGCCTTCTGTAGGAAATATGTTGTGTGCTTGACGTACCATGTCACTTGTTAGCGATTTATTAGTGTTCGTGAAAGACATATCAGCCAAGTTTATAGAGGGCTGTGAGTTTAGTCCGAATTGAGCATTTATAGTCCAATTTTTAACTTCTCTAACTGTGTCAAATGGTATTCCGTTAAGTGTAAAATTTCCTATTACAGCCATTATATTTTGTATTGGTTTTGTCCGTGGTCAACTCTTTTAATCATTGACCCCTTTTTTACTGTCTCAACAAATTGTTTAAAATCAAAATCATAAATAACAGGTTCAATAGCTTTAAGTGCTTTTTGTGTTTCTCGTAACTCTCTAACTATATTTTGATCGGTAAAACTATTATTAACCATTCCTTTCATTGCTCTTGATTCAAGCCCCATTGTTTGAAATCTCATTGCTGCTGACGTTATGTCGCTAGTGGTATTTAGACCAACGCTTCTTAATGCATTAACTTTTTTACCATTCAGAACCATCTCCCCATCATCAAATCTAGCCACACGACCATCTTTAGTGTTTGTGCGTCCGAAATGCTCACCTAGAGTGCCTTCAGTGCCCTCGTAGAATTTCGGCAAAGAGTCAAACATTGCTTTAAAGTCCCCACCTATACCGCCAATTGATAAACCTTGTTGTATTTTTGATGAAGCTAATTCAAGAGCGGCAACCTGCAATAGTAAATCCCTCTTACGTTTATTAAGTGCTTCAACTTCAACCTTATCCTTGTTTATAGCATCTTTCTCAGCCGCTATCGCTTCTGCTGCATTTGCTGTGCCTAAAACTTGAAGTCTTGAAATTTCCGTTTCGCTTGCTGCAATTTCGCTTTCACGGTTCTTTATTTCACTGTCTAAAGCTTGCTGTTTAGCTTCTGCTGCGCTTTTAAGGAATGATTCAATATCTTTTAATTGCTGATCTAATGCTTTCTTAGCTGCATCAACCGCTACCTTATTATCATCTAAATTCCAAATTCTCCACTTATCTAATAATGATAAGGCTTTTATAGATTCGTCTTGCAATTTTTCCAATGAATCAGTTGCGTCGTCTATATTTTCAACGTTAATTATTTCTTCCGTATAAAAGTCTCGCCAGTCCTCAGTCATGTAGTCAATATCTTCAACTACATTTTTAATGTCTTTAACGGTTTTTAAAATGCCGCCCTCAACTGTTTTATCCTTGTTTCTATCATTTAAACGATCATTCAATGCTTTTATCTGAACCCCATCTAAGCCGTTTATTTTATTAAATACTTCTGTTTTCTCAGCGTTTAGGCTGTTTAATGATTTTTTAAGATCATTTATAGATTTATCATAAGACGCTATTACTTTAAGTTCTTGCGCGTAATCACCTTGTATAGCCTTTCTAGTATCTCTCTTAACTATTAGATCATCTATTTGTTGCTCTATTTCTAATTCTTTCTTTATTAATTCCGTTAATGTTTCTTGGAAAACTTGCGCTCTAATTCGTTTTTCCATTTGCTTATTTAGCCTAGTGTAAGCCTCATCTAATTGGTTAGCCCAAGCCGTTTCATCTGACAAATTTTTTAACGTAGTCCCGTAAGTAGAATTAATTGTATCTATCAACTGCTTACGTCGTTCGCTTCCTGCATTAGTTCTTTTTAACTGTTCAAATAGCGAGGACATTTCAGCTTTTTCCTCCATTATTTGTTTGTTTGCTTTTTCAGTTGCTTTAGCTAATGCGCTTGTAGAGTCCGCAGACTCAAATAAACCTTTTGCAAAATCCCACAACATAGGTCCTACAGCTACAAGAAATGATAGGAAGCCAGCGAATGGTATAGCCCTTAATGCAGTTCCGAATCCACGAATAGATGCGGCTGATAAACTAAATCCACGAACAGAAGCCATCAAAGATTTTCCTAAAGTAAGTAAGGCAGGTATTAATCCACGTCTTATAGTTGTGTTATTAATTACATCAACCTCTGTCCTCCATAGCACCATAGCTATTTTATAGGCCGCCCATGCCTTAACACCTGTTAGAACCACTTTTATTATAGTGCCTAAATTATCGGCTAAGAATTTAATAGTGTCTTTTAGTTTTACACCTATTCCTTGACCCTGCGACCATTCTAAAATTAAGCCCTCCCAAGCTGATTTTAATAGGTCAACAGCCCCCGAAATAGTATCTAATTTCTTAGCACTCATTGCGTCTAATTCTCCTGTAACATCAGTTATTGAGTCTCTTAATTCAACTAATGAGTCCGAACCTTTTAAAAATGTTTCAAATGCGGCTACTGATCTTTTGTCAGTTAATTCTAAAGCCGTAGCCAAATCAACACCAATAGCTTGCAACTCCTGCAATCCAACAGCTAAATCATCTACATTTGTTATGGGTCTTCCTAATGATTTGGCTAAAGCCCCGTTACTATCCGCTAGATTTAATAATATATTTCTTGTAGCTGTTGCAGCACTTGAAGCGTCAAACCCGCTGTTTGCTAATTGACCTAATAAAGCTGTGGTATCTTCAATTGAGAAGTTAAAAGCATTTGCAACAGGTGCAACCGTACTCATTGCTGTATTTAAAAACTCAAAATCTAATCCTGTCTTAGTAGTTGCAACACCTAAAACCGAAACAACACGATCCATTTCAGTAGCTTCTAATCCAAAAGCACGTAAAGCTGATCCAGCCAATGCAGCAGCTTCGGGAATACCAGCCCCCGTTGCTGTGGCAAACTTACTAATCCCACCAGTTGATGCCATTATTTCATCAGTGGTAAAACCTAATTTTGCTAATTCAATTTGTAGATTTGTTATTTCAGAAGCGGTGTATTGAGTTGTAGCACCTAATTCTAAAGCTTGATCTTTTAACGGTTTTAGTTCACCCTCCGTTTTTCCGCTAATTGCACCCAACGAGCCTAAAGCTGTATCAAAATCAACTATAACGCTCATTGAAGAACGTAATAATTGAAACACACCAAACGAAAGACCTAATGCGCCCATCATTTGAGTTAATTTGCCTACTGCTTGAGAATATTGCCCAACTCTATTTTGATGCATTCCGAGGGCTTCATTTGCGTTATCTCTTACCCTGTTGAGCGCAAGTATTTCTAATCTTAACCTTCTAGATTCAGCGGTTTCCTGACCTTCTGCCGCTATCATGTCACGATACCTAGCGGTTAATTCTTTTATTTTAATAGTTAGTTTCTCAAACGCTCCAACCTGTCCAAGAGTCTCACGAGCACTTTGTCTTGCCTCCCTATTTCGTCTTTGTTCTTCTAATCTTAATAGTTCTATTTTCTTTCTTTGCTCATCCGTTACGGCTGCAAGTTTATTTTCTAATTCAATTATCTTTTTTTCTGTTTTGGTTTTTTGCTCATCAACAGTTAAAGCGTCCTTTTTTGCTTTTGTGAGTGCCGCTAATGCTTTATTTAATGCGGCTATGTCTTTGGCTGATCCCCCAACATTTAGTTTAGTTAATTTCTCTAAATTCTTAGCTATATCAATAATTTTTTTATCCATTTCATCTAACGAAACGATAAAGGCATTGGCGCTTTCAATTGCTTGCTTTGACCAATTTACTTCTATAAACTCACTCCCCTGTACTGTCTTTGCCATTTTTAGATATATTTTTTAGAGTGTAAAACCATTTAATAACGCTGTATTTTTTTGGATCAATGTCAAAGCTTTTGTGCGTGGTCATTATATCAAGAATCTCATACATTTTAAAATGACCTACTTCTAATTCTTTTAGTTTTATTTCTTCAATTTTAATGAAGTTCAATAACACCCTTTCACGTGTTTTTATGAATTTTATATTTAAATCAACAAGCCTTTTAACTATTCTATTTCGATTTGCTAACGTATCATCAATACCGAATTCGGTTAGATGCTGCTGTTGTAATTCTACCCACTTTTCGTAAGTATCTTCCGTTACACGGCCTTTACAGCTTTTGAAAATGTATTTTAAATCGCCTGTTTGAACGATTTTATCCCAATTCCAGTATGGCATTTCTTCAATCGAAGAATAAACCTCATGACGGGATGATATTTTTGCGAATCCAATTGACATATAATTCTTTTGCTAATTCCTTTAATCGTGTTAAACTATCATCCGTTAAACCTTCTAAATCCTCGGTGTACATTTCAAATAAACTGTCTTCTCCCTTTTTTGGGTTTGAGTTTATAATTATATAACCTTCACCAACCTCTATTTTAAACGTATCGAAATAATCACCAGTATTAAATACCTCGTAAGGCTTACCGTCTCTTCCTAATTCATCACCTTTACCGTAAAATGTCCTATTTGAATATTGATTAAATAAAGTGTTTCCTAAACTATCAACGTGTTTCTGTCTTAATTGTACATTAGTGTTTTGATTTATTATTAAATCTTTTACCTGCTTATTATTTAGAACTAATTTAAAGACCATTCCCTCATTAATTTGGGTAATGTTTTTACATAATTTATATGCTCTCGTATCTTTAAACATGGGTAAAAATACCGCCCACCCAGTTAAGAGTGAGCGGATTTATTTTAATCTTCTGACTTTGTTTTCCTAGGCTTTGGAGTTGGTTTTTTGCCCAACTCTTTACATAGTGCTACGTAGTCTAATTTGCCTTTAAAAACGCTTTCGATCTCCTCGTATGACCATTCCCTAACATGATCACCGATTTGAATTTTTCTATTGTTGCTTTTAAAAATCATTATGGTACTACAATACTTAAAACGTTTGTTGACTCAAATCCTGACTTACTAAATGTCAATGATAATACGTGTGCAGAAGTCTGTGTAGGGATCACGAATAAATAAGAGCCATCTGACGGGTCAACAGAAGTAATAGTTATAGACGCTTCACTTGTCTCGTTGTACAATGTGAAGTCAGCCAATAAAGCACCTTCAAAAGGAAGCTTAGTAAATGCGTCTCCGTAAATGTAAGTCATTGGCACGGTAAAGCCTGTTACAGATAGATCAGTAGCTGCGTCCATTGTTACATCAACAAGCCCTGCAAACTCTAAAGGATCAACCGTTAAAACACCTGCACCAGTGCCATCTGCTGAATACTCAATATAACCCATGTAAGCATCATCTTCTAAAGGTGAAAATGTCATTGTTACCATTACTTTAGCTGGTTCAGTGTATGTTCTAGGAATGAATTTCGCATAAAGCGTGTTTTTTTCAATTCTAAAACCTCTCAAAGCACCATCTAACTTTGTGTTACCTACAATTTGCGAATCTAGTGACAAGTTGTAAACTGTCATATCCTTACATCTAAATGAGTTGTAAGCTTTAGCTAGTAAAGGGTGCGCACCTTCGATAATCTCAAAAGTGAAAGTTCTGTTGCCTTCACTAACGAAGTAATCTATTCCGTCAGCCGTATACGTAACAGGGTCACCACGCTCATCTACTACGTTTTTAATAACGCCAGTAGGATAGTGCTTCTTTGTTTTATCCGTTTGATTGAATAGCGCAGTAAAGTAAGCTGCGTTTAACGTCTCAGACGCTAAAATCTTGTTTTCAGTTCCGTCCGAAGCAATTCTTTGGACGAAATCTAATTTTACGGGTCTTGCTGCACTGCCCGGGCAACTTGGTTGTCCTAAGTTTTGTGCGCCTTCCCCACATAAGCAATTTGCCATTGTAAAAAAATTTAATTTGTATAAATTTCGTCCGTCTTAACCTCCGAACATATAAGGTTTATCTTTAATTATTTTGCTTTTCTATTTTATAAATACGAACCGTATTGCTTTCAACTTTCTCTTTTACATGGCCTAATTCATCAATATGAACCATCATAATACTCATCAAATCTTCGTGCTGTTTTTGTCTTAGTTTACCATCAAATTTTATAACTTCAACGGTCTCCTTAACAACTCCCATTTGTTCATGGATCAATTCTTTAAAAGCTCTATTATCTTCACGTAACTCATTTACAACTTCACTCTTTACCTCTTTTCGTGTAACCTTCCAAAACCATTTTATAACAAGCATTAGAACAGGTGTACCAAAAGACAGGAGCATTACAAGTGCTGCTATGTTTTCAGGGTGATTAATTAATTCTTTCATTTATTTTGAGTGTAAAAATTATACTTAAAAATGATGCGTAAACAATCCCGTACGCCAAGCAATACCACCAATAGCCACTCGTAAGAGTCATGTCTATTTCAAAAAATAAAGCTGCCAAATTAACCACGTTAAGAGTTATTAACCCGTAAATAGATATTGTATTTATTTTATTCAGCTTAGGCCTGTCAAATAACGATAAGCATAAAAGGAGTGTGTAAATTTCGTTCAACACACTCCTAATGCTATAAAAATTAAGCGTCAACGCGAATAGTATTAACGTCAATAAAAATATGTGTATCGGCTTAATCATAATTAACCTTTACCCACTGCTTTAGGTGGTAATAAGATACCATCCGAATAATTTTCAGCGTTCAAACTTGACTTGTATAAATCAAATTGACTTTGATTCGTTACCTCGCAATAAACCCATGACATGCCACTCATTGAAATGGCTTCATGGCCATCCGTTACACCCGCCAAAAATGACTGGTGATTTGTGTACTCTTGTTCTAAAATTAATAGCATAATTTAAGGTAAAAAAGATGTGTCAGTAATTTCTTTCCAAGAACCTTCGGGAAGTGCATCAAGCTCTGCTTCATTAGATTCGTCAATAGTAATAACTACGATTTCGGTGTAGCTTTCCATTGCTATCTGAACCGTCGGTGTGTTCCAAAAATCACCCGCATTGATTGAAATTGTTTTTGTCATTTTATTTGTATTTGTTTGTTAAAAGTAATCGTTAATATTTAAATCCATTTTACAGAACACCGCACCGTTATTGTTTGCTTTTGGCGTTGGAGTTATCTGCGTAACTGTTGTTATCGCCCATGCGCTTGTTGGTAGTGCAACGTATGTATCGCTAGTTAATTTTGTTGTGGGGTTAAAATCAAGTGGCGGACTATCATATCTGAATCCTGCTATAACCCCATTGCTCGCTAGTTTATAAAATTCCTTTGTGCTTGGCAAGTACCACGTTGAAAATGTCCCAATTGTTAAACCTAAGCCAATACCTATTTGTGTAGCCCATTGATTCGTTGATACCGTTTCTTTGATTTGAAAAAGATAACTCATCAAGTGATTAACCCCAATATCGTTCGGAAATGCTGTCGCTCTATCCGTTTCAACATGAGCAACGGTGTAATAAAGTCCAGTGTCGGGGTTATAATAACCTCCACTTGTACCTGTGATTACGTAATTGTTTAGGAAACGATTTGGTGACTCCAATAAGTGAGCGGTGCCGAATGCTGTACGTGCTTGCCTTCCGATTGTTGGTTGCGTTATTTTACCGATTTCGTTTAATTTCCTGTAGAGTGAATCACCAACAACCCAAGGTGAACCCGAATTTCCAAGTTGACCTGTGTAATCAGGACGTTCATAAATTATCTTTTGGCTAAATGGAACAATGAAAAGTGATCCTACTTTTGAACCCGCATTAACACCATCTTCATCCACAACGTTAACATCAAAATCACCGCCACTAGTAACCGTTCCAAAATCTTCGCTGTTTACCGTCACATTAGCGTCTGCACAAACAGACGAGTATTCGTAATCGTCACCAGCCGAAACCCGCTCTATTAAAATACCATCCTTTATAATTCCAACAGGCAAGCAAACAGGTGTAACTTGCGCACTGCACCCCACACTATAAACAACGTTAAAAGTAAATTTTACAACGTATTTGTGTGATAAGTCGCTTGTTTTAATCTTTTCCTTAAATTCGTTTGAAAATGATAATTTGTTATAAACTAAATCAATACCTTCTTCAATGTCAATATCACCAATTTTATACTTCCAATCTCTTTTTAATACTTTTAATACGTCTATCTTAAATCGTTCATCTGCACGCTCATCCGATCCGTATAACTTAACCAAATCAGCCTGAAATATTATAGACAAATCATGGCTTACTTCATTGTTTTCATAGACCCATTCACTTGATGCGCTCGGTAAAAAGAAAGAATTAACGGACACTTTATCATTAAACAATGTGCTTTCATATTCTTTTTTGTCTAAACTTATTTCGGGGATAATATCGTCCTTTTTATAGTTGCGATTGGCTCTAGGATAACAAGTATAAACAGCGTTACTATCCCAATAAGCTAAAAGGTTGGGATATAGTTTGACTTGGAAGTAATCAATTACCGTGTCAATACCTGCTTTATATGTTTTACTAACTATCATATAGTTGTTTCGATTATCTCGAAGCCGTCATTATTATCAATTAATTGGGTATCAAAAGTCCTATTAATCAACTTTATCGCCTTGTCATATTCTCGTTCATAGGCGTTTAAAACTGATCCGTTATTTCGGTCTTTAGTTTCAAACTTTAATTCTGTTGGGTCTATTGCGTTTCGCTCGCTTGAGTTAGACCTATTATTTGCGTTCGCTAAAAATGTTTTTAAAATTTCTAACTCCCAAGCTTTTTGTATGTATGAGCCAAAATTGGCTAAATTATTGTCAATATAAATTTGCGGGTTCAAGTAAACGCTAATATTGAAGTTTAAGCCATTATTAGTACTTGAGTAATAATAATGTGCTGATTCAGGAGTGTCTCCTATGCCAGTAGCGGTGTAACACTCAAACCCATCATACTTTAACGAATCTACATAAGACCCATTTAATAGTACATTTTGAGAATCAATAATAAAGAAGAATTTACCCTTTCCATAAAAAGTGTAGTTTAATTCCTCAAACTCTAAACGCCCCTGTGCGTTCGGGTTCAATGTGAGTGTATCAATCAATACACCTTGATTTACTACATATAAGCTCTGCGGTGTTGCCGTAGTCGCTTGTAATGCGATTTGGTTAATAGTAAAACTAACGTAATCCGATCCTTTAGGTTCAAACACCCAAGCTGAATAATCGTTAGGTAATAATTGAGCTGTAACGTTTTCATTTTGCTCGACTAAATTATACAAGTATTGACTATTAATCAATCGTTTATTTAATGCTAATTTAGTAAGTGTGGCATTCTCTATACTCCAATAAGCCGTTTTAATACGTAAACTTTCAATGTTTGTAGCCAACCAATTTGACGGACTAGTATCAGGGGTATTACCCAAGTTACTAGCCGTCATTGATTGGTAAATAACACTATCATATATAACAATATCAGCTTTGCTACGTGAGTCGTAGAACTTCCCGTAAGTTGTCCCAGCTACGTAGTCACTAAAAGTAAAGTCAATGTTAGGTAGTAGCGATAAAAGATTTTCGACGTTAATAAGCGTGTTAACTCCACTATTTAAGTAAAGTCCGCTCGTTGGTACGCCTGTAAGTTCACTATCTAAACTAACCGTATTACTAAAAGATTCTGCTATCGTTAAAATCATAGTCATTTTTTATACTTCAGCCCAAATTCCAACACCACCAACAGCATACCATGCTGTCCCATCAGTAGATAATTTGATCCAGTTACCTCTAATTGCTGTTGCTTTTGTATTGCCTACATTTGAGGCCGAGGCTAAAACAGAATCAGCAGCAGCGTTTGCAATTGTTCCATAAATAGACCCGTCAGAAGGCTCTACTAATAATAACACAGCGCCATCAGCCCCCGAATTAATAAATGTATACTCTAATCCAGCTGACATTAAGGGTAAAGTTTGCACTAAAGCATCTGTACCTACATAAATGTCTGAACCTGACTGAGCGACTGTTAATGTCGTACTTTCAGTAACCGTAAGCGAATTGTTTAAACTTCCGACATTTTCAAGCGAAACCGCTGTAGCGTCCGCTTGTATTTTTCTATAATCTGCCATTTCTTTTAAATTATGTTGTTAAACCTTGTATTTTAATAATGTCATTCGGGCGAGTTGCAATTTCTGAGTTCGGGCGATAAACTACAACGAATCGAAACCAAAATCCCATTTCTTGACCACTTGACATTTTTGTGTTTGAATCTGAACCGTCAGCTGTTAAAGCTGTAGCGTCAGCATTGAAAGTACGTGTAAAAACGTTTACAGGGTGTTTCAAATATGGCATTTCCATGTCAGAAATCGACCACTCAGAAGTTCCTACCTTTGTACCTTCTCTAAAGTCATACGGAAAGTTAGGATACATTCCAATAGAACCCTTTCTAAGATAGTAACCGTCGAATACGGCACTTGTAGAAATATTCTGAGATGTATGCATATCTTCCGCTCTCATCATTCCCCAAGCGGCTGTATTCTTATCATTTCCAGCACCATACTTTAACGCCTCTAATTTTTGATTTAACAATCCCGCTGGTGAAGTTACAATAGCATATTCGCCACCTATTTCATTCGCAATCATTAATTCATTTAAAGGCGCAAACATTGTGGCCTGTTGAGCAGCAACGTTAACGGTTAAAATATCAGCTCCAGTGAAAGCATAAGTGCCACCACCTGAGTTATAGTTAATTTGATTAAGGTGGTTTAACTCCTGAGATTTACGAGCGTTTAAAACATTTGATAAAATTCCTTCGGTCGTTTTACCCATCTCGTAAAGAACATTATCAAGCTTAATTTTTAGATCAAACTCAGCTTTAACAACGTTGTTTGCATACATACTACGATAATGTCTGAGTCCTGAAAATACGTCATACATAGTAAATGTATGCACCGCTGATTCGGTTAAGTTGTCAGGAATAAATTCAAACCCAGCAGTTGTTCCAACGGTTGGAACTTGTGGTAAAATCGTTGGAATCTCAAAAGGTCTTGAGCTTGAGAACTCCGCAAATTGCTGAATTAAGTCTGGACTAATATAGTCACAGTATTGGGTGGAGTCTTTCACCACGTTGATAATACCTAAAGGACTACGTCTGCTTTCACTTTGCGCAAGGTAGTCTTGGTATTTTACTAAAATTGTTGCATCTGTGTACGACATCTTTTTTTAAAATTTAGTTAATAATTAATTTACTTATTACGCAGTCTTTTGCATTACTCTGTCATTCAACTCTTTAAATCTAGCTGAATATGATGGAGTTCCTTTTACCCATCCTTCTTTAGCGCATTGCGCTTGTATGAGTGGTACGAGGTCTTTCACGTCTCCACCTTTCGGTACTTCAAATGGTACTCCTTCAATTTTTTCTAAGCCTTTAGGACTTGTTCCTGATCCTTGTTGTTGTCTGCCTTGCATTAAGGTTGTTATGCTTTCATCTTTAGCTAATAACTCACTTAGCGCAACTTCTTTATGTGGGTTTTCATTGTTTTTAGCAATTGCTTTGCCGTCCTTATATTCGACAGTCCATTCTTTCAAAACACCCGCTTTAAACTCATCCCATTTAGCTTTACCCTCGTAAGGATTAACTGTGTCGGGGAAATTAGGTTTAACCGATCCGAAAGCAACTTCAATCTTCATTGTCGAATATTCCTGAGTCAAAGGTTCATACTTTTCAGCCTTCTCTTTTATTGCATCATAATCAACTAACAACTTTTGAGCATCATCTAATTTTTGTCGTGCCGCTTCCAATTCAGCCTTAGTAGCCTCATCCCCTTTAAACTCTTTTAGTTTAGTTGCGTATTCCGCTTTAGCCGTTTCTAGTTCTGTTTTTTGTGATTTTAAAAATTCAGAACCTGATCTTTCTATGTAGTCGGCTACCTTTTCACCGTCCGTACGTTTAACTCCTGTAGTCTTTTCAACAGATAATGCAGCACCGTTTAAAATAGCCTCCGCATTAGTATTAGCTTTACCATCCCATTCACCTTTAAGATTAGCGATATGATCGTTATAAAGAGGTGTAATAGCCGCTAATTGTTCCGCTGTTAGCCCTAGTTCCGTTTGTTTTTCTTCGTTGATAAATTCCATAGTCTTTTATGTTATTTAATTTCTGTTAATTGCCCGTCATGTAACTCAATAAGGCTAAACTTTTTTTCTTCACTCATCCACACTTTGCCTGACTTTCTTAATTCAGTTGTTTGTGTTTCTTGATCTACCAATACTGGTGCTTCTACTATCAATACATCATAGTTTGAAAGCGTGCATTTGTAAACTTTACCTAATTTTAATTCTTGTAATTTCATAGTCTTTTATGATTTATTGTTATTTTTAAATTCGTTGATTTTATCAATTAATGTTTCTTCCTTCATTAAATGGCTTGGTTTCTTTTCGTATAAAGCAAAATACTCATCTCTTAAGGCTTCCATAGCTGAATCATCAACTTTGTTTTCGATAACTTTTTTAACTGGAACGTTTACCGTTTCGCCACTTTTATCTGTCAATGCTTTTAACTTAGCTTCCAGTTCTTGTAATTTGATTTGATCAGCCGTTAATACTTTCTTAACTTTATAGATGTCCTCGATAGCTTGCTTAATATCTTCGCTTGGCTCGATTGCGTCGTATGAATGTATTTGGTAAGGAATTTCTTTACCCGCAACCATTTTAACTTCATGTTCAATGCTTTCTTCGGTTACCTCTATTAACTCTACTTTCGAATACATCTTTTTAGCATACAATAAAAAGTTTGTCCATTCAATAGATGGTTTTGCTATCTTAACGAAATGGTTCTCAGTCTTCCAGTTGCCGTGTTCATCTTTTTTTAGTTCACCTCTGTAAACCCTTACTTTTACTATCTCCATAGTCTTTTATAGATTATTATTTATTGGTGGCATTATTGCCGTTTGTACTTCTTGCAAAATCAAATCATTTATAATAGTCGTCTTGTCGGCATTACTCATTTCCGACAACGCATCCCAAAAATCCACTATATCACCATAAGAAGATTCAAATTTATTGATCCAGTAATCAAAGCGTGTTTGAAGTTGGAAAATCTCAGGCTTAACTTGTTGGCTTTGTACGGCAAATTCAAAGTCCGTACGCAACATATATGGCATTATTGAGTATAATATCGCTTCTCTGTCTGCTTTGTCAGGATTGAATTTATTTCTAATTGTAGATATTCGGTTTAATACATTTCGAGATTCTAAAGAGTTTGGTGAATCTTTAAGCATTAAATAAAGATCAGCGATAGAGTCCATAAAGAACTTTGATCCATAGAATAAATCTATACTAACCCTATTAACCCCATACTTTAACGCTAAACCCGTTGTATCTGAAAACTTTCGTATATGGGTAAGCGACAACGAAATGCTTCTCAACCTATCCTCAGCACCAACGTAACCGCTTTCAATTTGCAATTCATTCTTAGCTGAATTATTTTGGTTTGCTATAATGCCAATGGTTGATTTTAAAATACTTTGCTCGATTGATTCAATACGCTTCACAATGTATTCGACGGCTTCGATAGGTAGGTAGAAAAACTTTATAAAGTTAGTTACTGCATCCATATCAATAGATCCGTCCTCTTTTAATCGCATAGGCACTTGATGTATTGTTCCAGCCTGTAATGCTCCACTTCCAGTATTACCATGAACTGTTTCTTGATCATTCGGACTTTGCCCACCTATTCTATTGGCAGACATTGGTTCAGAATCCAGTACTTTAGCCGTTTTATTATCCCTCTTACTTGTCTTTAAAATTGTCGCAACAGGTATCACCCCATTAGGTTCAGTCATTTTAAGTAAAATCTTTAAGAAGTCGTACTCCTCTAATTCTTCACGAACAAAGCTGAATATAGATTTTCTCAATGGGTCGTTAATACCGTCGAATGATTCACGTGTGATCCATGTAGCAGGGCAGTAGCCTAAATCATGTTCAACTATTGATAATGGTGTTACGTTTAAATCCTTATCATAGAATGTATAAGCGTACTTGTCCACAACTAAATATCCCTCAATGTGCTTTTCATCTAATTCAATGAATGCTGAATAAGCTACTTTATGTATAGTGTTGTGGCGTGAATCGATAGATACAACGTCATCAATGCTTACTAAGTGTGTGATAGGATTACCATCTTCATTAAGATCACTTACTAAAACATCATTGAATCTAAACAAAAAGGCGTTAAAAGCCATTTGGTTAAACTGCTCAGGGTTTAATTCTTCGGGTGATTCGACTTGCTTACTTCCTATTGTATATTTAAAATAACTATCCTCAGCATGAAAAACCCTTTCAAATTCAGGCTTAATACGATCGTTAACAAGTCTTGAGCTTGCTAAAGGCGTTCTAAGGTATTTATAGAATTGAAGAAAATTAGGTGTTTTAAGTACGTTCTTAACGTAGTTTAGGAAGTAATCACTTGTTGCGTATCTACGTTCTGCCCATTGTGTCAAGTAAGTGTCTGAAAGTTCTTCTTGTATGCTAGATTGCGTAAAATATGAGAGTTGTTTCTGCTGTGTCCTTGCTTTTGACAAGGAATCACTACCAATTCGTTTCTTTATAAAATCTACTGACAACCTATTTTATATTGCATATACAAATGCAAATATATAAATAAAATTGATTTGCAACTAATTTTGTATAGATTTTTTCTATATTATTATTTATGTCATAAAAAAAGCCTAGACCAAATTAATGACCTAGGCTCTGTATAGTTTGTTCGTGGTTTACTTATTTAAAAAGGCTTTAATCACTTCTACTACTAAGTCAGGGTTTATATCTCTATCGCACTCAACTTTTATGTCAAAACTTTGTCTTGTTTCATTCTCAAAAATACACGGATTCAAATCAACGGTGTAATTCGGTTTTTCGACTATCTTTGCCCAACCCCTGACGCTTGACCAAATAAACCAACCACCTAACCCGATCTGATATTTTTCTTTGTGTGGCATAAAACGCAAAGTCAAAGGTGTAGAATCTATCGTAAATTCAGAGTCTCCATAAATACCTTTAATGGTTACCTCTTCTTTATACCCTAACCCATTCACAAATTCAGTAAGTCTTTTATTAACTTCTTCGGGAGTGGATAGGATGTCTGTGTTTGGATTAAAAGACATATTAAATTCATTTACCCATGTGCCTAAAAACCCAATTCCAAACATATACTTTCCATCTTTTAAGTAAGCCATCCAAGGACTATCAACTTCAAAAATACGAAACCCATCAACAGGCTTCTCATTATTAATCTGTTTCTCAACTACCCCTAATTCCGCACGTAACTCATAACGCTTTTGTTCTAATTTTGTTTTCATAATCTACCTTTAATTAATCCATAATTTTCAAATCCTAGCGATTCAATTTCTTTATCTGTTATCATTCTTATTATTATTCATAAACCTATGACCGCTATAAATATCTAAATACTTAAAAGAAGTGTCTTCCTTATCAAAACTAGAAGGATTATCTTTAATTGGGAGATACTCTTGGTCTCCACATTTACTGCATTTAAATTTCTGTCTTAGTACGTTCTCATCCGTATTAAGAGTGTAAGCTCCATTACTTATAAAGTTATGTATACATTCTGTTTTCATAGTCTTATAGTATTAAAATACCCAAACATAAGTATTAGCGATAGCGTCCAATCTTTTATGAAAATCACCTATTGACATTTTAATAGTTATAAAATCTTCGTATGTAGTAAAACAAACAACTGTTTCACCTGCGTTATTTTGGAAAAAATGAGAAACATTTAAGAGGTTAATCAATACTTCATTTCCGTTTGTATTTGTTACTTTTATAAAATTCATAATATTTCGTTTTTGTTTCACCAAAGATAAGTATAATGTTTTTATTAAACAAATTAATTATACTATTTAGAATGATTCTTAATTATGGTCAACGAATATTTCATTGCTTGAATGGCTCATGTGCGCATATCGTGCCTGATCCCAAAAATGGTTAAACTTATCAATAGGTTGGTTTATTTGGATTCCATTAACTTCTTTGAATATGTAGTTCTCTACCTCTCGTTTAACCTCTTTATGCAGGTGATTCTTAACAATATGTATTTTATAGTTTTTCATATCAAGCAGCCAATACATAACGTTCTTGGTTTTTGATACTTTGCTAATTTCCCAGCCTAAATCAAACAATTCACGAACCATTAAAGTAGTACCTTTTTTTTCGCTTACGTATTTATCGGAACTGTCAGCTGTTATTGGAACGTATTTAGACACACCCAAAGCGGTTAGTGTCGCATCTAATTCTTGAGCGGTTGGTATTGCTTGGTAAATTAGTGGCTCTAAATATATATTACGCCCCTCACGGGCATACTTACCAAAAGCGCATGGATCGCTTACGAAACCAAAATCAAGACCGTAATGATACGCTAAATCAGGGAATTCGTCTATCCATGTTATTTGTGGAAAGATAACACCTTTCATTGCCCCACGCAGTCCAAGCCCGTAACATTTGTGCATAAACTCGTCAGCTGTTCCGTTTTCAATATTCTCTATGTGTGGTGGCGGTTGGTTTGTTTCACTTATTGGCTCACCTCTGTAAAGCAGCTCTCCTTGCTCGGTAACTTCATAAGAACCTGTTTGCCAAGGTTCATAACCTCTTATCTTATTCAATTCTGTAGGCGATATGAAAGGATTATCTTTGTATGTAGTTCTAAGAAACGCTACGTCTGGTCGTGTAGTTACACTATCAAACACCCAATGCTGCGTGAATGACGGATTATAATCCATCCACCAAAACTTACGACAACGCATTTCAACCTGATCAAATACCGATTGTTTGATCATCATTGCTTCGTTGAAAAAAGCATAGTCACAACCTCCACCATGTTTTCCATCCCCAAGAAAATGTATCTTTGATTTACCTATTTTAAAGTTCTTAACCTCGTCATTGTCCATGAACTTGTTTGGCAACTTAAACATATTTAAAACACGCTTAAAATCGTCGTATAATGTAGTCTTAAACTCGTTATAGGTTTCGCGATAAATATTGATTGTACATCCGTCTTCTTTGTGCCTAATTAAGCAAAGATACATTATAAAGAATACACCACCAAAAGTCTTTGTACTTCGGCTTGATCCTTCTAATACAACGCCTACAACACCATTTATAAGTTTAGGTTTATTATCTTCATCATAGCCCCATTCTTGACCATTTACCGAGTCATGTAATAGTTTATAATTTGGGCTTGTTAATTCGTTAAAGTTCTCTAGGCTATGTATTCGCCTGTCCACATCCCTTTCTTCGAATAACTTCTCAAGTTCTAATATTTCGGCATCCGTTAGGCTCATTTACTTTTGTCTTCCATATTACTTTACGGTTTTAATATCAGAAGCGGAAACAGTCCACTTACATTTATTAAGATTTAAATTAGCACTACATTCATTATTTTGATCTTTCATTTCACTCTCCACAGGATAACGGTTGCCTATCTTAATAATTGAATTTGGTTGTGCGTTCTCAATCTCGGTATTTCTTATAATTCTTTGATACACTCTTGATCCATGACTACGAAAACAAAAATACCTTCTTTTACGTCCTCTTAGTTTCTTTATCTTACTATTGTTTGGCATATTTTCAATTTTTAACTTCTCAGTGTTTATGCGGGTTTAGTCTCAAAGTTGTACACGGTGGAGACGGTTAATTTAAACTTAATTTGTAATTAAATAAAATAAACTGCTTACTTACGATAAAAGGCAATACATTGTTTGTTATTGGGCTATTCAACACACTTAACTGTTCTTCAATATCTAAACCGTTTTCAGCAGCTTTAAAACAGTATGAAGTAGCGTATAGCTGAATCATCAACTTATCAATGTGCGGGATTGGCTTATTACTTACTAGCGTCATTAAGCAGCAGATAGACTTTATATCGTGCTTATACTCATCAAGAGTGTCTAATATGGCCAAACATTCATTACTGTTCACCACCTTTTTTTAATAGTTCCTGAATCCTTCGTTCTCGATCTTCAGGAGTGAGATTAATTGACTCATCACCAGTTGTTATATCGCTGCGATCTTTAAGTCCTAAATCACGTGCTATTATGTTAGCGTTGAACAGCCCAGCAGCAGCACCAGTGTACTTTTGATTTCGGATAATGTTACCTATATGCGTTATGATTCCTGCAAACTCTTCTTTCTCTTTATACCTATCTAGGTTTCCAATACCTAAAAAAACATACAATCCTTCCCACGTATAAGGAATCTTATGTTCTATTGTCTTATTATAATTACCTTTTTCTGAAACAGTAGATTCAACCTTTAATAGTGGGTTTTCGTCGCACTCTTTGAAGTACCCTTTTGTTTGATTCCATAATGTGCTGGGACTATCAAATATACACGGTCTGCCAAGACATTCGGGGTCTGCTAACTTCCAAAATTGATTTCCTTTAGGCGCTGCCATAATTAAGTCTTTTTAATTATTGTTTATTATTTGTTATTATTAATTACTTACATTCAACAGTTGTTGTTTGCGTGCCGTCGGGATAGAACTCTTTAGTTGTAGTTCCTTCTTGTTGCTTCATCTCTTCCTTAGAGCCTTTAAACTCAACTGTTGATACAATTGTACCATTATAATATTCGGATGTCGTAACGGTGGTCACTGTGCATTGGTATGTCTTCTCACAACTAAATGCTAATAGTGATATTGATAATATTAAAATTGCTTTTTTCATAATTTTATTCTTTAACTTTTAATATTCTATAACTAATATGAATTGATGTATTATTATTTCCTACTGTTTCTATGTGAGGGATGAAATCAGTACCAGCAGGAAATTTAATTAAGTAATCTACATCATCAAAATAAATAGAGCCAAAATTAAGCGTAAAAGGCAATCTTAGTATAGGGCTCTTACCTTGCTCTTTATAATAAAAAAAACAGTCGGCATAAGCGCCTACGTTACCACCTCTTATACTCCCTGTGATTCTATCAAAGAATACCGAATGACCTTGTGGGACTGTATAGGCTGAATTAAATGTCTGCCCATGAGTGGCTAAAATAACACCGAATATACTTGAAGGACTTGCTGTTAATCTCATTGAAATATTATCTACATTTGTAGTACTTGCATTAGTAAAAAACATATAATTTGATCGCCAAACATTATGACCTAACGAATAAGTACCTGCTCCTGATATGGCTATGCTTGCAAATTGGTAAGTCGTGTCTGTTGGTGACTCCATGTAAGAATAAAAAACAGTACCCGTGTCCGCTCCTGATACAACTAATTCACCATTCCCTGCCGTAGCCACAAAACCTGTGTATAAACCACCGCCACCCCAAACATCTTCGGGAGTTGACCCTGTATCAATATCAGGATTAATACCATCCTTTATGGTTAATTGGTGGCCTTGGTACAAACCTTTAGAAACCATTAAATTAAAATCAATAGGTCGTGTTACAGATGCGCCAAATGTTTGTGGTACTATACTCTCTAAACTTGAAGTAAGTTGGCTATAATCACCAAAATATGTATTTAATCTTAGGTATGTTTGTGCTGATGATTCTGTATTTTCAAATCTAGTTCTGTAATGTCTGGGACCTTTTAATAATGGTTGTGGTGGGTTTATGGAATTTGGATCATAATCTATTTGAATTTTCGAATCCCAATTAGTGCCATCAGGTGAAAACTCAAGATACAAAACCCCTACTTTGTCAGTCTTGATAGTTACCATTACGTGAGAGTAAGCATTTAATTCTGTCACCCCTGTAAATGTAGAAGAACTATTTAATGGCGTTGTTGAATTATTATATAAACTTTCGATTCCACCCGTTAATGTTGGGGTGTAAAAAAAAAATAAGTTTTTATTAGCAAACTCCCGAAACGTGATTTTAGTAAATGCAACAGAGTTATAGTCAACTGCGTTTGACAGAGCGTCCCTCAATAATGTTTTATCATTTCTTATATCTATAATTCTAATTTCTCCACTTGAAAGAGATGTATCTTTATAGTAAATGAGGCTTAATGGATGATCGAAAATAACCTTATCCGAATCGCTTGTATCTTCAACAATTAGCGCACCTCCCGAAATATAATACTTGTAAGACATTTATTTTTTATCATTTAAATTTTCATTAAAACTAAACAGAAAGTCCCTTGTTTCTACCTTTATGTAACCTAATTCAGTTGTTAGCTTAAATGCTCTTAAGTTATCGTACTCTTCTTTTGAAATATCCATAATTATTTTCCTGATATACTTACTGTCACCTTTCCAACTGTAGCCTCATCCTTAGCCATTAGCTTACAAATTAAAAATCTTTTTTTGTTTTCAATTCTAATACTATAAACTACTGGATCATTTGTAGGGGCGAATGTTGCGCCTATTCCATCCCAATTGATTAAATCATCTGATTCAAAGAATCTAAAATTCGTACATTCTTCATCAAATCCACTACCTATGTACTCGACTAGGATGTCAGTTAACTCGGTGTTGAAAAAATCATAACTATCATTGTTAATTAATGATACGTCAAATACTTTTGTTTCTATTTTCATAATATTAATTTAGATTCTTTGACCTTTATATAGTGTTATTTGTGTTGCGTAACAACCGCTCTCTTCCGCTTCAATTGAAGCCCTATTCTCGCTATCAAAAGCTGCGTAAATATCAGAAGGACTACTATTCGTTACGTAAATAGTCTGTTCACCTATTAACAACTCTTCTAACTTGGCTTTGTGGTAAGATTCCATAAGTTCTTGGACTTTATACCAACTCTTATCATCATCATTAAAAAACTCCTTATCAATTACATTTTCTAATCCTATGCTTTGTAAATACTTTTCTGCTTTCATAACTTTATTTTTTTGTTAGTTCTTTTAATTCTTTCTTGGTTTCTCCAACTACATCTCTATACTTATGTTCAATACGTTTTTGATTGAGCCACTTTGTTACGTCAGCCCAAATAGGACAACCAACAATAGTAAATGATAAGTAAAACCAGTGATATTCGTATAGCGTCAAATATAGGCTTAATATCCATAACCCGTTAATTACTGTTAAATTTTTATTTAATGATCTCATAGTTTATTTTGCGTCTAAATTATAGTTTTGTTGAATAGTTCCTTTAGGTACATAAATTATATACCTAGACTTATATATGTGAATTGAAAATAGATTATCAGACTCTTCTATTACCTTGTCAACTCTAGGCAAATCATTAGAATAGACTATTTTTGCTCTGTCATAATCAATTTGCTTCATCTTAAAGCCATCTTCAACCTTACAGTAAAAAGTGTATTTCATACTTCCATCTATATGACCGCTCCCAAGAAATAATACACCACCTGTACTACTGTTATCGTTTAGAGTCTCAATATAACTTGTCTCGTAAGTAGTTTTAATCCCGTGAGGTATTACAATTGAAACTAACAATCCAAAGCACCAACCAATTAATAACCAGAAAAGTGTATATACAATATAGTCTGAATGAATAGGGTAGGAGTCTTTTGAAGCTTTGTAAATACCTATCGCTATTCCTATTAATGAAAATATAATTATTGTTATCATAGTTTATTTTTTTTGAATAAATTCAACATT